CACCATTTAATATACAAAATTAATAAAATATAAAGGTTTTTTGGAAATAATAGTATAAATATATATAAAAGTCTAAAAAACTGCTTAAAATGGCTTAAAAACGCTTAAAAATTAAAAGGGGATTAAATATGATAGATAAATTAGATGTTTTTTACACTGTTGATATAAATGTTGATGAAGAAGAAAATGATTATTGCATAAATTGTAATTTTGAAAAGATGTACAAAAAAATTAATGAACTTATAGAAGTAATAAATGAAATGAAAGGTAATGATAAATGAATAAGTTAAAATTATTAGAATTATTTGGTGGAATAGGTGCTTGTAGTAAAGCACTTGAAAAATTAGGTATAGATTATGAAATAGTTGATTATGTAGAAATAGATAAATATGCAGTTAAATCATATAATGCAATACATAATACAAACTTTGAACCACAAGATATTACAACTTGGGACAAAGATATAGAAGTTGATTTAATAATGCATGGTAGTCCATGCCAAGACTTCTCACTTGCTGGTAAACAACAAGGTGGAGATGAAGGTAGTGGAACTAGAAGTAGTTTAATGTATGAAACTATTAGAATAGTAGAAAAATTAAAACCTAAATATGTAATATGGGAAAATGTAAAAAATCTAATTAGCAAAAAACATAGACATAATTTTGATGCTTATTTAAAAACAATAGAAAAATTAGGTTATTCAAATTATTATCAAGTATTAAATTCTAAAGATTATGGCATACCACAAAATAGAGAAAGAGTATTTATAATATCAATTAGAAATGACTTAAACCAAACCTTTGAATTTCCACAAAAGCAAGAATTAAAATTAAGATTAAAAGATATGTTAGAAGATGAAGTAGATGAAAAATATTATTTAACAGATAGTATGATTAATTATTTGGAAAATGGTAAATATCATGCTTCAAAAGTAAGTAACAAATTAAAACAAACTTAAAATGGTATATGCCCAACTTTAGATACTATGCAAGGCGGTAACAGGCAACCATTTATTAAAATAAAAAATAATACTAAAAAAAGTTATTTGGAAGCTAGAGATGGTGATAGAGTATATATAGTTACTTCAAATAAAAGAGGTACAGTACAACCACAAATGATACAAACTATAACTACTAGATAAGATTTAGGAGTAGTAGTAGGAGGTAAAAATGCTTAAGGGTGGCAAACAATTAAATGAAACAATAGAAAAAAATATAGATAAGTTTAAAAAAGGAAAAGTATTAAATATGGATTTATATAATAGGTCAGTAAACGAGAATTTAAGTCAAACAATAGCATTACCACATCATAATAGCCAAAGATTATATGATGGTTTAAGAATTAGAAAACTAACACCAAAAGAGTGTTGGAGATTAATGGGATTTGATGATAAAGATTTTGAAAAAGCAAGTAAAGTTAATTCTAACACTCAATTATATAAACAAGCAGGTAATAGTATAGTTGTAAATGTATTAGTAGCAATATTAAATAATTTATTAATGAAATAAAAGAAAATGAGGTGATATATATGGCTAAATTAAGTTTAAATGAACAAGCACAAGAAATTATAAAGATAGCAGAAGAAAGTGGAGTTCAAAGTAACTTCTTTTTCCTTACTACCTTTAAAAGATACCAAGTTCAATTAAATATGTTAGATGAATTAGAAAAGGCTATTAATGAAGATGGAATGACAGTAACAAAAGAATATGTAAAAGGAAGAAAAAATATATATTCTAATCCAGCATTAAGAGATTACAATACAACAACAGATAGTGCTAATAGAACAGTTGCAACACTTATGAAAATAATTAAAAATTATAATGTAAGTGATACAACAGAGGAAGAAGATCCACTACTAAAAATAATAAATGGTAGTGATGATGATGAATAAGGCACTAGAATATTGTAGAAATAATATTGATTTAGAAACTACACCTAAATATGTAAAACTTCAAATGAAAGATTTTATAAATATTTGTGAAGGTAATAATGATAAATATATATTTAGTGAAAGCAAGTATAAACAACTTGAAAATATTTTAAAAATATTAATAATGCCTAAAGGATTAAAAGCAGGACAAACATTATATGAATGTTCAGTAGGTTATCAATGGTTATTATATTCTGCAATTTTATGTGTAGTATATAGAGATAACCAAAATAAAAGAAGATATGAAACTGGTTTACTTGAGATATGTAGAAAGAACTTTAAAACATATACAATAGCGACATTATTTATAATTTTATTTTTAAGTGAGCCTCAATTTAGTAAATTTTTCAGCATTGCCCCAGACGGTGCATTATCTCGTGAGGTGAGAGAAGCAATAAGTGAAACAATTCGGTCAAGCCCATTAGTATATGAATATAAAAATACCAAAAGATTTAAGATTTTAAGAGATTATATAAAATTTAATCCAACTCAAAGTATTTATACACCATTATCATTTAGTACATCAAGAATGGATGGTAGATTACCAAATGTATTTTGTGCAGATGAAGTAGGTGCATTAAATACTAATTACCCTATTGAGGCAATGAGGTCAGGACAGTTAAATATATTAAATAAATTAGGTTTTATTATATCAACTAAATACCCTACAATTGATAATCCTTTTGAAGATGAAGTTAGTTATAGTAAAAAAGTATTAGATGGACTTATAAAAGATGAAACTAGATTTAGTTTATTATATGAACCAGATAATCCGAAGAATTGGGAAACTGATGATTTAATATTACAACAAAGTAATCCAGTAGCATTAGAGATAAAAGAAATATGGGAAGATTTAGTTAAGAAAAGAGCATATGCAATAGCAGTAGAAAGTGCTAGAGAAAACTTTGTAACAAAGCATTGTAATATAATTTATCAAGGTCAAGGAACTGAAACTTATATTGATGTTAAAGATGTTCAAAAATGTAAAGTATCAAATATTGACTGGAAAGGTAAAGTTGTTTATTTAGGATTAGACTTATCAGAAACAAATGATAATACTGCAATAGGAATGGTAAGTGTAGATGATGATAACAATATATTATTTGATAGTATTGCATTTGTACCAGAAGGAAGAATAGAACAAAAAAACGCATATGAAAAAATTGATTATAGAAGTTTTATAAATGCAATGAAATGTATAGCCTGTGGTGATAGAGTAATTGATTATGCAGTAGTAGAAGATTTTATAATGAATATTGAAAATAAATATGGTGTTCAAATACAAGCAATAGCATATGATAGATTTAATTGCCTATCAACTGCTCAAAAGTTAGAAAGAGCGGGTTATAATACAGTAGAAGTAAGGCAACATAGTTCAGTATTACATTCTCCAACAAAGTTATTAAAAGAAAAAATATTAAATGGAGAAGCAAAATATACTGAAAATAAATTATTAGAGATTAATTTTCAAAATGCTAGATGTACTCAAGATACTAATAAAAATCTATATGTAAATAAGAAAAAATCTAAAGGAAAAGTTGATATGGTAGTTGCAATAATAAATGCAGTTTATTTATTAGAGCAAGATGTATTATTAAATCAAATGGACTTTGTAGTTCAAACAATATAGAACGAAAAATGATACGATTTTTTAATATAAAAATAATTATATAATAAGTATGAAATAAAGGGTGGAATATGAAAATAGCATTATATTATACAAGACCTTTTGAAACTGGTGGTGTAGAAAAAACCATGTATCAAAGGGGAAAATATTTAAGTGAAAAAGGCTATAATATTACATTTGTATATGCAAGTAATGATAGCCCTTTAGATATGTTAAATAAGTGGGCAACAATTGGTGATGTAAAACATATTGACATATGCAAAGATGAAGTATTTGACTGGGTTATATATGATGCGGTTTACAATTTAAAAAAAGTAAAGGCAAAAAGAAATAATTACATCCAAGTAATAAATGGAAATTTAGTTGATAGTAATGAGTATTATGAAGAAACAATACCTTTTAAAAAATATGTAGCAGTAAGTGATGAAGCAAAAGAGCAATTTATAAAAAGAAAAGGTAAAGAATGTGTTGTAATACCAAATATGATAGATGAAAATGAAATCATAGAATTATCAAAAGAAAAATGTGATATACCAAAAGCCAAATATGTATTTTTAACAGTTTCCAGATTAGATCCACAAAAGGGATTTAAAAGAGTAGAAAAAGTATTACAAGAATTAGAAAAAAACGATATTGATTATTATTGGTTATTTATAGGAAGTAATTATTTATATTCAAAGTATGGAAATGAAATAAAAGAAAGATTTGAAAAAAATTATAAATGCAAATTTTTAGGAAAACAAGATAATCCATATAAATATATGTCAAAAGTTGATAGATTAGTTCAATTAAGTGATTATGAAAGTCAATGTATGGTAATGTATGAAAGTTTAATATGTGGAACGCCTTGTATGTGTACTGATTTTAATACAGCATTAGAAACATTAAAAGGTGATTTAGGGTTTACAGTAAAAAGAGATATGTCTGATTTAGATATAAATAAAATGTTAGTTAAAAAGCCAAAAATTAAATATCATTATAAAGATTATGGTGAAGAATGGTTAAAACTAATAGAACCAGTTGAAAAAAAGGATTATAAATTTAGTATCATAATACCAAATTATAACAATGCAAACTGGCTTAATAAATGTTTAAGTAGTGTATTAAATCAAACATATAAAAATTATGAAATAATATTTATAGATGATATGAGTACAGATAATTCATTAGAAATAGCAAATAAATTATTAAAAAACCATAAAGTATTAAAAGTTCCATATAAAAAATATAATGGTGGTGCTAGAAATATTGGAATAATGGAAGCAACAGGAGATTATATAATATGTTTAGATAGTGATGACTGGTTAAAATCAAATACAATACTACAAGAAATAAATGATAATTTAGAAGATGAAGATGTTATGTTTTTAGGATTTGATTTATTTAATGGTAAAGAAGAAAATTTATTTCCATTTGTACCAAATTATGAAAACCTAGAACAAGCATTTAAAAATGATGTATGTGCAATATGGACAAAGGTAGTAAAAACTGAATTATTAAAAGGTACTTTATTTCCAGAAAGTACACTAGCAGAAGATAGAGTACATCATTATAGAATATGTGAAAAAGCAAATAGTTTTACTTGTTTAAATAAATCAACTCATGTATGGAATAGAGCAAATACAACAAGTGTAACAACTAAAAGAGAAGCAATGTGGGAAATGTCAATATATAAACATCTTGGAGAAATGTATTATTTTATAGCAACAACTAGAAATGAAAAATATAAAGAATATGTCAAAAAGAAATTTGATATACAATGGAATGAACTATCAAAGAGAAGGTATGAGCAGATATAATGGCTACATCATATGCAACATATAAAAAAGAAATAACCGATTATTTAAAAAAGAACTTTGATAGTAATGCAAAAATATTAGATGTTGGTGCTGGTGAAGGAACTTATTTGCCATTTTTACAAGATTATTTTACTGATATTGAAGCAGTAGAAGTTTTTAAACCTAACATAGATAATTTTAATTTAGAGCAAAGATATAATAAGGTTTATAACATTAATATAGTTGATTTTAATTATGAATTTTATGACATTATTATATTTGGAGATATAATAGAACACCTAGAAGTAAAAGAAGCACAGAAAGTCTTAAAATATGCTTTAAATAGATGCAATGAAATGGTAGTTGCAGTACCATATCTTGCACCACAGGGAATTGAAGAAGGTAATGTGTATGAAATTCATAAACAAGATGATTTAACTGATGAGATTATGAAAGAAAGATACCCATATTTAAAATGTGTTTATAAAAACAACTTGTATGGTTATTATATGAAAGGAGAAAAAATGAAAAACTACATAGTAAAATCATTAATTAGTTTTGATGATTATGAAGGATTAGAAGTTAAGCCAGAAAACCCAAGAATAAAAAGAAATATTAATGATATATTTAACTGCACAAAAGAAAGATATGAATATTTAAAAGAAAATAATGCAGTTGAATTAGTTGGAATTAATAAAATAGAACAACCAGAAAAAGAACCAACAAAAGAAATTGAAGATGGCACATTAGAACACCCATATAAAACAATAATGCCACAACCAACAAAAGAAGTTGCTAAAGAAGAAAAACCTAAAAAACTTAAAAGAAAAAAATAAAGGAGGTGTATCATGGGAATATTTGACTTTATTAGAAAAAGAGATAATAACTCTAACATCAATGAAACACCACCAGTTGAAACAACTCCACCAGTAAGTGATGTTTTACTAGAAGCATTATTAAATGGTGAAGTAATAACTAAAGAACAGGTATTAACAATACCAGCAGTATCAGGTGCAATTGATTTAATATCAAATATGATAGCATCAATGCCAATAAAACTTTATAAATATAAACAAGGTAAAGTTGAAACTATTGAAGGTGACCCAAGAGTATCAATGCTTAATAATGATACTAGAGATACTTTAGATGCTTTTCAAATGAAAAAAGCAATGGTTCAAGATTACTTATTAGATAAAGGTGGTTATTGTTACATAAGAAGAAGTAGAAATGAAGTAACAGGATTATTTTATGTAGACCCTATATTTGTAAGTCCTATTCCAAACTTTAGACCAATATTTAAAGATTATTATATTGTAGTTGAAGGTGGTACTTATAAACCTTATGAATTTATAAAAATCTTGAGAAATACAAGAGATGGTGCAAGAGGTATTGGATTAACTCAAGAAGTAGGAAAAGCATTAGAAACTGCATTTAATACTATGTTATATCAATTAAATATGGTTAAAAGTGGTGGTAATAAAAAAGGTTTTTTGAAATCTCAAAGAAAGTTAGGACAAGAAGAAATAAATGCATTAAAAAGAGCATGGTATAAATTATTTAGTAATAATACAGAAAATGTTGTAGTTCTTAATAATGGGTTAGAGTTTCAAGAAAGTTCAAATAATGCAGTAGAAATGCAAATGAACGAAAATAAAAAGACTTTTAATGATGAAATTAATAATTTATTTCATATATACCCAAATGATTTTTATAGAACTTTTAAAGAAGCAATATACCCTATAATAGTTGCATTAAGAACATCTTTAAATAGAGATTTATTATTAGAAAAAGAAAAGAAATATTTATACTTTGATTTTGATGTTAAAGAAATATTAAAAGCAAATCCAAAAGAAAGAGCAGAAACATATAAACTTTATAAAGAAATAGGATTAAAAACAATAAATGAAATGCGTAAAGAAGAAGATATGAATAGTATTGAAGGATTAGATGTAATAAATGTTGGATTAGGTGCAGTATTATATGATGCAGAAAATCATGTTTATTACACACCAAATACTGATACAGTAACAGACCCAAATGATGGTGTTAATACAGGTGCAGAAAGTGAAACCGATAAAAGTATTCAAAATTTAATAGAACATAAAGAATTAGATACTGCTTTTGAAGAAAGTGGTAATAGTGCAGAAGGGTAGGTGAAAAAATGCAAATTAGAGTAAGAGAAGATAGTGTTGAAATAGAAGGCTATGTAAATGCAGTAGAACGCAATTCTAAACCTTTAATGAGTAGAGTAGGACAATTCATAGAAAGAATATGCAAAGGTGCTTTTAAAAAGGCTTTAAGAAGAAATGATGATGTACATATACTTTTAAATCATGACTGGAATAGAGATTTAGGTTCTACTAAAAAAGGAAACCTAGAACTTGAAGAAGATAATATTGGATTAAAAGCAAGAGCAACTATAACTGATCCAGAGATTATTGAAAAAGCAAGAAATGGTGAATTGGTTGGCTGGTCTTTTGGTTTTACTGATAGAGAAGTAGAAAATACTATTGAAAGAGGAATACCAACAAGAGCAGTTAGAGATTTAAATTTAGCAGAAGTTTCAATATTAGATAGAAGTAAAGAACCAGCATATGATGGAACATTAATAATGGCAAGAGCAGAAGATGGAGAATTGCACTTTAGAGGCGAAGATTTTATTGATGAAGTATCAATAAAAGAAGAAATGCACAATGAAAGTGCAAATACTGTTAATAACAGTGAAGAAATGCACAATGATAACCAAGAAATTGTGCAAAATGTGGTAGAAGAACCACAGGTTAAAGAACAGCCTAAACAACAAGAAGTTGTTGAAAATATAAATACTATTGATTATTCAAAGTATGAAACCATGATTAAAGAAATGAAGGAGGAATGAGAACATGGAAAAAGAGTTAATGGAAAAGAGAAACGACCTTATAACAAGAGCAGAAGAAGTTATTAACAAAGCAAAAGAAGGTTGTAGAGAACTAACACCAGATGAAATGCAAGAACTTGCAGAAATTCGTGATGATGTTAGAAAAATAAAAGAAACATTAGAATTAAAAGGTTTCTTTGATAAAGAAGGAGGAAACAGACCTATGGAAGAACCAAAAGAAAAAGTAGAAATAGAAAAAGAAGTTGAAGAAACAAGAGCAATTGATGAAGAAAAAGCATTTGCAGATTATATTAGAGGTTATGTTAATCAAAGAGATACTGCTTATAATATGACTTTAACAGATAATGGTGCAGTAATACCAACAACAATTGCTAATAGAATTATAAAGAAAGTATATGATATTTGTCCTATACTAGAAAGAAGTACAAAATATAATGTAAAAGGAAAATTAGAATTACCATACTACAATGAAGATACACAATCAATTACAGTTGCATGGGCTACTGAATTTGAAGATTTAACAAGTAATGTTGGAAAACTATCAAGTGTTGAATTAACTGGTTATTTAGCAGGTGCATTAACATTAGTATCAAGAAGTTTAATCAATAATTCACAAGTTGATATTGTAGCATTCGTAGTTGATAGAATGGCTTATGATATTGCAAGATTTATTGAAGATACATTATTAAATGGTGGTGGAAGTGTTGCAGGTTTAACAGGTGTAACATTAACTAAAACTACTGCAAGTGGTACAGCAATTACTGCTAATGAATTAATTGAAACTCAAGGTATGGTAAAAGATGTATTCCAAGAAAATGCAATATGGATTATGTCACCAGCAACAAGAACTGCTATTAGAGAATTAAAAGATAACTATGGAAGATATTTATTACAAGATGATATTTCATTACCATTTGGAAAATCTTTACTAGGAAAACCAATTTATGTTTCTGATAATATGCCAGATATGGAAGCAGGAAAAGTTGCAGTTTATTATGGAGATATGAGAGGTTTAGCAACTAAATTTAGTGAAGATATAAATATTCAAGTATTAAGAGAAAAATATGCAACTCAACACGCAATTGGTGTTGTAGGGTGGTTAGAATTTGATAGTAAAGTAGAAGATGTTCAAAAGATAGCCAAAATTAAAATGGCTGGTGGAACAAGTCTTTAATTAGATAAAATATTATTTGTTGTTTAGGCAAGTCCTTCACAGAATAGGAGGAAATATAATGAATAATATAACAAAGGTTAGTGACATTACTTATTCTGATATAGCAAACTATTTAAGATTAGATAATGTTGAAGCCGAAGAAAATTATTTAAATACACTTATAAACATTTCCAAAGATTACATATCAAAATATACAGGTATTGCAATTACTGATTTAGATAATTATGCAGATTTTATAATAGTAGTATTTGTACTATGTCAAAGTATGTATGATGATAGAACTATGTATGTAGATAATTCAAATCTAAATAAAGTAGTTGAAACAATACTTGGAATGCATCAAAATAATTTACTTCCAACTGGTGAAACAAATGATTAATGCAGGAAAATATAAATATCAAATTACTATTTATGAAATAGAGCAGGTTAAGGACAATGATGGATTTCCAAAAGATACAAAATTTATTGTCCTTCAACCATATGCTTATGTAAAAACTACAAAAGGATTTACATTAATAGCAAATAATAGTGATTTTGAAAAGGCATTAACAAACTTTACAATTCGTTATTCACAATTAGTAGAAGATACTTATTATAATAGTAATTTTTCTAATAGAGATTTATTAGTAGAATTTAGAAATAAGTGTTATAAAGTTATGTATCTTAATAACATAGATGAAGCAAATGTTGAAATAGAAATGCAATGTAAAGAAGTGATGAAATAATGGCTAGATTTCAAATAGAACTTCCAAATGATATTATAAAAGAATTTGAAAAACTAAATCAGAACTCCCATAAAATGCTTGAGGAAATGACACAAGCAGGTGCAGAGGTAGTATATAAAAATGTTAAATCAAATATGAAGTATAGTTTTAGTAATAGTAATGAATTAGAAAAGTATTTGAAAATAACAAAATCATATAAAACTCCAAGTGATGGTGGTGTTAATACCAAAATAGGATTTTATGGTTATTACAAACCAGAAAGCAGAACCTTTTCTTTAACTTCTAAAAGTGGAACTACATATTCATACAATGGTGTTCCAATACCATTAATAATAAGAGCAAGAGAATTTGGATCAAGTAGTGGAGAAATAAAAAAACCATTTTTTAGAAAGTCTTTTAATAAAAGTCAAATAGAAAAGGCAATGTTAAAGGCTCAAGAAAAATATATTAAGGAGTAGCAATGAACAGTCAAATAGAAGAAATATTTAAATCCTTTACCGTTGATGATGTCATTATTCCAGTTTCATTTTTAAGATATAATGGAAAATCAACTACTTATATAACTTATATGTATTATGATAGTAATAATTCATATAGTGGTGATGATGAATTATTAGGGTGGGTAGATTATTATGACTTTGATATATATTCAAAAGGAAATTATTTAAAAATTATAGAAAGTGTAAAAGAATTAATGAAGCAAAATGGTTTTATGTATCAACCAAGTAGAAGTTCAAGAGATATGTATGAAGATGATACTGGTTATTACCATAGAACATTAAGTTTTGCAAAAGAAAGAGAGGATTAAAATGGCAAGAATAGGTTTAAATAACTTTAGATATGCAGTAGCAACTATTAGTGCAAATGGTTCTATTACATATGGAACAGTAAAAAAACCAGGTAAAGCAGTTAGTTTTAGTTTTGAACCAACTACAAGTGATGCAAAGTTATATGCAGATGATGGATTAGCAGAGAGTGATAACAGAGTAACTGGTGGAACTTGTACTATGGGAATTGATAGACTAGATGCAGAAACAATGGCTGAAATACTAGGACATGATTATGATAGTACAACACATGAAGTAGTTTCTAATGTAAATGATATTGCACCTTATGTTGGTGTAGGTAGAATTGTTAGAATAATGGTAAATGGTACTCAAAAATTTAGAGCAACATTCCTAGCACAATGTAAATTCTCTGAACCAAGTGCTGATGATAATACAATGGGTGAAAGTGTTGAATTTTCAACTTATGAATTATCTGGAACAATGGTAATACCAGCAAATGGAGATTGGAGAAAAGAAAAAGTATTTGATAGTGAAAGTGATGCTATTACTTATTTAGAAGGATTATTTGGTCCATCTACATCATTATAATAAAAAACCATTTATGGGGTGGGGTAATTCCCATTCCATTTTTTAATAAGGAGGAAAATGAAATGAAAGAAATGAAAAGTGAAATAGAATATAGAGGAAAAAAATATAATTTGGTTTTTAATTTAAATGTTATGGAAGTTATACAAGAAGAATATGAAACTTTAGGTAAATGGGGTAATTTGACTGATGGAACTAATGGTGAGGTAAACGCAAAAGCAGTTATATTTGGTTTAACTGAAATGTTAAATGAAGGTATAGATATTGATAATGAAGAAAATGGTACAAATATACCACCATTTACTAAAAAACAAGTTGGAAGAATATTAACTGAAATTGGAATAGAAGAAGCAACTAAAAAATTAAATGAAACTGTTATTGAAAGTACCAAAAGTGATGAAAAAAACTAATACTCCATGATGAAGATGAACTTGATGATCCAGTAATTGACTTCACATGGATTTATTTTATAGGTAAAACTAAATTAAATTTTAGTATAAAAGAAACTGGAAGATTAACATTAAGGTTATTTTTAAAATTTTATAAATGTTATAAAAATACATTTGATTTAGAAATGTTAATGAAATCAAGGAATACTACCTATAAAGAATTAAAAGAAAAGCAAGAAGAAAGTGATAAATGGTTTTAAAAAGGAGGTGAAATATTATGAGTTCATTTGGTGGGTCAGTTAAATTAACTGGTGAAAGTGAATATCAAAGAGCATTAAAACAGATTACACAGAATTTAAAAGAACAGGCTAGCGAAATGAAAGTATTGGCTACTCAATATGATAAAAATGATAAATCAACTCAAGCAATGGCATCTAAATCAGAAGCACTTAACCAAAAATTACAAATTCAAAGTGATAAATTAAATGTTTTAAAATCAAGATATAATGAAGTAAATGCTACTTATGGAAAAAATTCACAAGCACAAAAGGAATTAACAGACCAATTAACAAAAGAAAAAGCAAAACTTGATGAAATAGGCTCTACACTTGGGAAAACATCTAAAGAATATCAAGACCAACAAAAAGTAGTAAATCAACTAGAGAATAAGCAAGAAAGTTATAATAGGGCAGTTAGTGAAGCCAAGATACAACTTAACCAAGCACAAGCAGAAGTAAATAAAACTACTAAAGAACTTGATGCACTTGGAAAAGAAGAAGAAGATGTTACTAAAAAAACAAAAGAAGCAGGAGATGGATTTACAGTATTCAAAGGCATACTTGCTAATTTAGGAACACAAGCAATTAATAGTGCAATTAATGGTTTAAAATCAATGGGAAGTGTTTTAGTAAATGTTGGAAAACAAGCCATAGAAAGTTATGCAGATTATGAACAATTAGTTGGTGGTGTAGAAACATTATTTGGTGCAGGTGGTAAATCTCTTGAAGAATATGCAAAGTCAGTTGGTAAAAGTGTTGAGGATGTTAGAGGCGAATATAATGATTTAATGGTTGCCCAAGACTATGTTCTAATAGATAGTGCCAATGCTTATAAAACTGCAGGTTTAAGTGCTAATGAATATATGGAAACAGTAACAAGTTTTAGTGCAAGTCTTATTTCTTCACTTGGTGGAGATACAATAAAAGCAAGTGAATATGCAAATAGAGCTATTATAGATATGTCAGATAATGCTAATAAAATGGGAACTGATATGGGTATGATACAAAATGCATATCAAGGATTTGCAAAGCAAAATTACACGATAAATTTAATGTCGGCTTAATTAGTGATAATTAAGTCAGTGGATGTGAACTTTGCCAAAGGTGTGTTGTTTACGATT